AAATAATGGCTTTACTTCCACAATCAGTTTCTGATCCTGTGGCTGATGCCATCTTTGCCTTCTACAAGGCAAAGTTTGGCTCAGAGTTACAACGCCCCTACCTTGGTGCGTCAAGCATTGGCAAGCCCTGTCTGCGCCAACATTGGTACTCTTTTCGGTGGTCTAAGCCTGCTCAGTTCTCTGGTAGGCTTTACCGAGTCTTTCAGTCTGGTCACTTGCAAGAGCCAAGGGTTTATGCAGACTTGGCAGCCATTGGTTGCACTGTCTACCAAATCAACCCCACTACGGGCAAGCAGTGGTCATTCACCGAACCCGCAACTGGTCACCACTTTCAGGGCAATGCGGACGGCATCATCACGGGCCTGCCGCAAGCGCCGAAGTCTCCGCACTTGTTGGAGATCAAGACCGCATCTGACAAGATGTTTAAAGATATGCAGAAAAATGGCGTAAAGAAGGCCAAGCCCGAACACTACGCGCAGATGCAAATATACATGAAGTGGAGCATCGATCAGTTTGGGGAAGATGGATGCCGCAGGGCACTTTACTTTGTGGTGAACAAAGACAACGATGACATCTACACTGAGCGCCTAGAGTACAACAAACAAGAGGCACAAGCACTGGTTGACAAGGCTATGGCTGTGATCACCGCGCCCGAGCCACCAGTTGGAGTGTCTACCGATCCAACATGGTTTGAGTGTAAGTTCTGCGACTACCAGGCGATCTGCCACGGCACAGATGTCCCCATGCCAACCTGCCGTTCATGCGTTCACGCCACGCCCGAATTGGGCGGCAATGCAGTTTGGTCATGCGCCTCACACAGCACAGTTTTGTCAGAAGGAATGCAACGAAAAGGTTGCAATGATCATCGATATATTCCCATCTTGCTTGCTAAAACAGGCCATCCAGTTGACCTTGACCAAAGCGACAATGTGATCTACAAAATGGCAGATGGCAAACAGTTTATCAATGGCGATCCAGACAAAAACTTTGATCACATCAGTAGCGCAGAAATCCATGCCTGCACAGACAAGACCGCCTTGGTGGATGAGTTTGCCCTTGATCTGCGTAAACAACATAATGCAAGGTTCGTATGACAACCCCACCAATTGACAACATTACATTGAGAGACTATTTTGCCGCCCAAGCGGTCATTGGCCTGCTTCACCAAAGTCAGCCCAATGTTTATGACCTAGCGCGAGATGCTTATAAATTAGCAGATGTCATGCTTGAGGAGCGCGAACTTGATCCTTCGTGAGTATCAGTCTCGCGCAGTTACAGACCTGTTTGCTTGGTGGACAAAGCATCAAGAGGATCACGACATCCCTCTTTTGGTGCTACCCACCGCCGCAGGCAAGTCTGTGATCTGCGCTGAGATTGTTCGCCAAATGTGGGATCAATGGCCTCTGTTTCACCCTCGAACTGTAGTGCTTGTGCCATCCAAGGAACTTGCCGAGCAGAACGCTGCCAAGCTCAGAGCCTTGCTTCCCCCAAATATCAGCGTTGGGTTTGTCAGCGCCAGCTTGGGCAAGAAGCAACATCAAGCAGATGTGATTGTTGCCACCATTGGAAGCATCCACAAGGCATCCCACCTGCTTGGTAATATCAAGGCTGTGGTGATTGATGAGGCTCATCTGGTGAGCCAGAAGGCAGGGGATGCAGGGATGTACCGCACCTTCTTGTCCAAGTTAGGCGAACTTTGCGAGTTCAGGACTGTTGGCATGACCGCTACTCCTTTTAGGGGCAATGGCGTTTGGCTGACCGATGGGGATGAGCCATTGTTCACAGGCATTGCAAGCCGAGTGTCCATGCGCGAATTGCTTGATGCCAAGTTCATTGCCCCACTTGTCCCGCCGGATCACATTGAAACCCGCATCGATGCAAGCAATGTTGGCATAGCCAATGGCGACTACAAAGTTGGCGAACTTTCCCGCGAGGTTGAAAAATACCTTTCCAAAGTAGCCACAGAAGCCTCCAAAATCGCCTCAGAGCGCAAGAAATGGATTGCCTTTACACCGAGTGTCAAAAACGCTGAAAGCCTCTCAGAAAAGCTAAACGCGCTTGGAGTCGCAAGCGCCGTTGTCTGTGGTGAAACCCCCAAGCAGGAGCGCGAAGACCTGATTGCTCAGTTTAGGGATGGCGAGATTCACTGCTTGGTAACTGTCTTGGCGCTCTCAGTTGGCTTTGATGTACCAGACGTAGACTGCATTATTTGGTGCAGGCCAACCAAGTCGCCAGTGCTTTATGTGCAGGGCATGGGCAGGGGTACTCGAATTGCAGACGGCAAGACAGATTGCCTGGTGCTTGACTTCACCGACACAGTTGAGCGCCTTGGGCCAGTGGATACTATCCAAGGCAGGGCTAAGAAGAGGTCAGGCCCACAGGAAGCGCCCTACAGCATCTGCCCAGACTGCGGTGAACGCAATGCACCCGCAGCTCTTGTCTGCATTCATTGCGGTGGTCAAATCCGAGAAGAAGAGGCTAAACCAATTGATGCAAGGGTTTCATTGGCAGCGCTCTTGTCGAATCAGGCAAGCATCTCAGAACTGATTTGGCACGATGTAACCCGAGTTGACTACGGCCTGCACCGAAAGGAAGGCAAACCAGACTCATTGAGAGTTGACTACTACGCTGGCCTGCTTCGGGTTGCGACTGAATGGGTTTGTTTTAGTCACATTGGCTATGCTAGGCAAAAGGCCGAGAACTGGTGGATGCGAAGGGAGAATAAGTCTATGCCATCAGGCACACAAGAAGCGCTTGAGTGGCTTGAGTTTAAAAACATTGAAGAGCCAGTTAGGATCGCAACCCGTAAAAATGGAAAATACACAGAGGTCAAAGACTATGAATTTAATTGAAATAAACGCAATCAAGAGGCATTTGGACAGTCAGGTCAAACAGATCAATACAATCAGAATCAACTGCCAACAATGTAATAATTTTGAGACAGGCATTTGTAAGCAGTTTGGAGCAAAACCACCGCTAGAGTGGATTACTGGCACAGTTGAGTGCGAACATTGGGAATGGGATCAAATCCCTTTTTAAGGAGACATCATGTTAGAAAAACCACCATATTCAAAGATTAGTTACCCATCAGTCCCTCTAAAAGACTTCAAATGGGAGTCAGGATCAGACGTTCAAACCCTCTGGCGCAAGCATGGTTGGACACCTCCTAGTGAGGGTATGCCACCCCCACCGCCCGAGCGTGTCATGGATGTGCCACTTCGGAGAGTGCGCTGATGATGCCTCCGATTCAAATGGGCCTAGTCAATCCTGTGCATAAGCTAAAGTTTTGCACTAAGTGCCAAGCAGACAAGCCACCAGAGGGTGGTGTTGATATGGGCGCAAAATGGAACTGCCAACTCTGTTGGGTCAGACGAATAACTGGTAAACACCTAAGACAAAATGCCAAGACCGAAACCACCTGAACCCCTATTGGGAAGACAAGTCCGAATGTCAGATAGACATTGGATGATCCTACAAGAACTCGGCGGCGCTGAGTGGCTGCGTAAGCAGTTGGATAAGAACGCCAAGATGCCTGCCAAGTATTACCGCCGTGAACTGGATGCGCCTTCAAAGAAAGAAGTCAATGACTAACCAAAGTGGCTGGCGTAAGCGCCAAATTCAAATGCCCAAGTTTGATATTTGGGAGCGCGAGAGCTTGGTTGATTTTGCAGGGGAGTGCTACGTCAAACTGTGCGAACAAGATGACCGCATTCAACAGCTTGAGTGTGACCTGAAGACGGCGCTTGAGGCTTATAGAGACTTAAGTAAGAACCTCTAAAGCATGGTTAATGTGTTTGATCCGGTCTTCCAAGCCAATAAAGCCACCATTGATTTTTTTGGTTAAAGTTTTGTAATCTTGGGAGTCTGCATACTGGTTGAGTTTATGGGTGTCCCAAAACCAACCCGCAGTCAGGGCGGCGTACTGAGGTGTAGCGACAAGATCAGGGTCTGCCCAGAAGTCAACACCCAGCGCCTTGCCTGCGTGGAAATACGAGCTAGAGCCAGTTAGCTGGATGCAACCCCTGCCTCGGAAACGATACCCATCACCAGAAGCCTCATCCCTGTTCCCCATGCGATTAGAGTAAACAGTATTGGCAATCAACTTAGGGTTTCTAGCGCATATTTGTGCCTTGGCAGCATCAAAGCGTTTAGGCCATGTCTTCATTAGACCAGCCGCAGAGTATGACAAACCCTCTTCTAGCATCCTGAAGTTCCCACATTCATGCCCACATTGACCAATGAAAGCCGCTTTTCTAAGTGGATTCATAATGTCAAAACGCTCAAAAGTGGCATTCAGGGCATCTAACCATTGATTACCAATATGTAATCTAGCTAATTGTTCACTTGTTACCATTTAGTAAATCTCTCATTTGGTTATACGAGTCCACACAGGCATTTAAAGCAACAGTATTCTTATCACCTTGGGCGACTATTTCTGCGATGGCTTCGATGGTTGCTCTTTCGGCATCAGAAGGTTCATTAGCCTGTCTGTCAGGTTCACGGGTTGCTTCTGTATTTGTGGGGGCAGAGGCGGTATTTGTGGGGGCTTGTACGTAACTGGTGGGGCAGAGGCGCAGCTTGCCAGCACGATTGGCAACAGCAAGGGCAGAAGTCTTTTGATTGATAGCATTGGTAGCCTCCAATAATTTAGTAGCGTTTTGGTTGATTTGTTCGTTCAGTTGCTGTTCTGTTTTACGAGATTCTTCATTCTTTTGGGCAATGGCAATCTTCATGTCATTGTCTCGGTCTTCCCATCCAAAATGGTATCCACCTCGGTAACTGCCAAACAAAGCAATGGCAATAGCTAAAGCAAGGTAGGGTAAAGGTATGCCAAACATTATTCAGCCTCTTTTCTTGCTTGAGCCAATTCTTCACGCTCTTGGTCATCTTCTAGGTGGTCAGGTGGAGTTGTCGGAGGAGGGCCAGGTGTCCAAGATTCATCCAAAGGAGGATTCACCCATGCTGGCATAGCACCAGAAGGTGAAGTCCATGTGTTTAGACCGCCAGAAGGGGCATAGGAAGGGTTAAAACCGCCCTGAGAACCTTGATAGCCCATTGGTTGACACATTGGTTGCGTTGGAGGGTTAAACATCTTAGAAGCCGCACCTGCCGCCCTTTTAGTCATTACCCCACCGATACCGCCAACAATTAAAAGAACAATGTCATTCAGCATTTTGGTATAGGCCATGTCAATCGGGGCCATGCTTTTGATGGGCTGTGTTACAAAAGTAACAGAATAAAGAAGTGCAATGACAATGACGCACAGGATGCAAGTGACCACAATGACCACAAAACCCCACACACGAACTTCAAATTCTTCAGTTGTTAGGTTTGGTTTCTGGTTGGACATCATTGACCTTTTTCTCCAAGATTGGGGCTACTAAGTATTCAGGACACATCTGGGTAAACAAGCATTTAGGCTTTTGGCAATCAGGTGCATGAAAGTTATCAGGATTCTGGCAAGGATACCTGTAAACGTCTTTGCAACCAGTTAACAGTAAAAGAACCAATATGTATCTCATACCTTAACATCCACTTTAGCCCACTGAGTCTTAATCTCTTGGGCTTTCTGTTGTTGTTGAGCCTGTTGGGTTAACTCTGCCAGACGCTTCATATTCTGTTGGTGGATCACTCGGTGAGCCTCTGACAACATTTGAGCATTCTGTTGGTAAGTGGTGATTCTCATTTGCCCAATCCAACCTTTCCAAGTAAAAGATTAACAATTCTGTCCGACAGATCATCAGGAAGGAACTTTAGAAAACCCAAGAAATACAAAGCCACTACCCCGTAAACGAATATCTTTAGGCATAGGTCAAAGGTCTTTTGATACTCATTCACCGACCACACCTTCTTGTTGCTTCACAGAATGTCATCAACTCATTTACGCCAACAAAGACTAGAAACAAAACAAAGAATATTCCACCTATTGCCAAGCCAATCTCTAGTTGTTCTTGCTCTTTCTGTTTAGCTTCTTTCTCTGCTTTCTTTAAAGCACTTATCTCTTTAGCATCTGCCAAGTCCATCTCTGCTTGACGGGCTTTAATCTTGTTCCAGACATCAATCTTGCCTGTCTGCATGAAGAGCATCTTTAGCTCTTCCTCAAACGCTCTGGCCTGTTCTAAAGCCATCTCAATCTGCAAGGCAGTCCCCATGTTTGAGCCTTTGCCAGACTGTTTAGCCTGAAGCATTGCTTTTGTAGCTACAGACTTAGCGTCAAATAGCTTACCAATCATGGGCGCAAGTGAGCCTAGGTCATTGGCAACATTAGCTGCCTTCTTGACCATGCTAATTGCTGACTGTATGCCAGCTAATGCGGTTAGAGGATCGATGGGAATCATCTCTTATCTACCTTTTGCCACTCAAGGCATACTACTTTTCGGTTATAGACATCTCCTGTCCATGCCCATCTAACACATCTGTATTCAGTTTTTTCTTTACTAGATACTACCAATGTAAACAACACTGATAGCACTAGTAGCCATCTCACGGATACGCCCAAACAATAATGTAGCTACAAAAGATGACAAAGCAAGCAACGCAGGCCGAAGCAATGATTGCTTCAACCCAATCTTTCATGTCAATCTCCTAGAATACCTGTTGCGCTTCCAACAGCCGCAGCACCAGTTAGCAATCCAGTTTTAGGTCTTTGCGCTCTTTTGTTTAGTTCTCGCAAGATTGCAGTCTGCTCTACAGGATCAACAGTAAACAATCGTTTTTGCAGAGCCTCTGAACTCTCACTGCTTATGCCTTTTGCTCTTGATGTTAGAGCTGATGCTCCAGAACGCAAAAGACTAACAAGATCGCCAGAAGCACTTGCTTGTGCAAGAGAACCCAAAAGGCTTGCCTCCTCACGCACCGCTTTGTTTTCATCTGTTCGAGAGCCACCAAGAACACGTTGCTTGGTTTCAGCCTGGCGGTTTAAACCTTTGACGTATTGAGAAAACTCATTGTAGGAGGCTTGATCTGGGAAAGCATTTCTTAACAAGAGCTTTTGATTCTCTGATTTAAAGATTTGCTTAGTGAAATCACCGCCCTTGAAGTTTCCAAGTCGCTCGTTGACATCAGCCATCACACCTAAACGAAATGCCTCTTTCTCATCAGAGGTCAGTTTTTTGATCTTAGATGCGGCTTCTGCGGGGTTAAGTTTCTGATAGTCTTGACCCATCTTGAAAGCGTTTTTAATGCGCTCTGCATCAGCAAATTCCGCATTGGCTTTCTTGTATTCAGGATTGAGTGACTTAATGAGATCATTAAATTCGTTCTTTACTTTAACGACATCACTTCCATAGCCAGACATCTTTTTTGTTATGTTGTCTGTTTCAGCATCAACAATGCGGTCAAGTCCCATTTTGATTTGATGCAAAACATCAGTAGGAACTGATTGAGCATTGCGAATAGAAGCAAGGTCTGGCAGTTTTTGACCATAAACATCTGCCCTTTTAACCGCTTCTCCATAGGCTTTAGTAAAGACATCTCTGTCAATGAACTTTCTAAATGGCACAGCATTGATGGCTTTGCTATAGGCTTCTGGGTATGCTTGAGAAGCAAGTCGTGATTGATTTGCAGTCAATGCCTCAAGATACTCAAAACCATTGACGTTTTTAGCCAAACCAGCCTTTTCAACCAAGCCTTTTACTATGTCATTAGGTTGGTCAATAAGTCGATTTTCAAGGAATTCTTTTGTAGTACCCTTGGCAGCAGATTGAACTGTGTATGCGCTATAGGCTAAGTCGTTCAGGCTTTTACCTAAGTCAGCAATGACCGGATTAGGAACACCAATCTTACGCAATTCATCTAATGCTTGTTGTGCTTCTGTTGGAGAAAGATTGTCTTTCTTAAGGTAGTTTGCCAACATCTTTGATGCTGCAGCTTCTTGATCGCCAATGCCCGCAGAATTCAAGACGTTCTTAATTAGAGTTCCTGCACCCTTAACAACAATAGGCACAGAACCGCCTAACAAACCGCCAAATACGCCACCCATTGCGGTTTCTGATCCTTCATCTTTCTCAGCAAAACCATAACCGGAAGCCGCACCCGTAACTGCACCAATTCCAGTACCACGAGCAATTTGACCTGGCACAGTTTGGCCTGTAATCAATGCTTGAGTGGCAGGGGCAAGTTTTGCAACTTGTCTAGCAATGCCTAGAGGAGCAATTAAACTGCCACCAATTTCTGCACTTGTTTTAACAATTGGCATATCCATGCCGAACTGTTTTTGTTGTTCACGCAAAATGTTGCGTTGACGCTCATACTCTGGCCCACTAATCGAGCCAGTTCTAAGTGCCGCCTCAATTTCATCAAGCGTTCCAAAGGTCAAGCCTTGACCAACAGACCTAGCAGTCTCGGCTAAACCTGAGTACTCTACAGGCGAACCAAGGACTGATTTAAATGCCTGTGGTTGGTCAGCAATGGGTGCATCTTTGTAATCAGCCATTATGGTTTTGTCCTTCTTTGTCCTTCGGGGTCAACGAATACTGTTCCCGATGGGAACTTGGGGTTCTTCAGAAACCTTTGATAGTCAGCATTGTCAATAATTTGAACATCAAATTTAGGAACTTCAATTGCACGTTCTGGTTCAGGGAAATTAGCATTCTTTCTACGTCTTAATACATCATCAGCAGCGTTCTGAGTACGACGTACATTGATGTCAACCAAACGTCTCATTGCCGCTGCTGCCGCTTGAGGGGACTCTGAACTTTCAAGTTCTTTTGCCGCCCTTACCGCATCACCTTCGGTTTGTGTTCCTTTGTTTAAACGCAAACTCTCATTGGTCAATACCTTCAAGAACTTATCATAATCTTCCCTTGCAAGAACATCAGGATCATTTGATCCAACTAATTGCCTTGCTCTGATACTTGCTCTATCTTTTAAACCAAACTTGATCTCGCCAGACTTGATTCTATTGATGAAGTTGTTAGCATCAGATGCTAAATTTGTTGCAGCAGTTGCAGTCCCATAATCTGCTTCTTCATCTTTTGCAAGATAACTTGGCAATGGCTTAGTTCTAGCAATTTCTTCATCACGTTTTGCCTTATCCAACTTCATTTGTTGTTGGAACTGATTATTCTGCTCTTGCAACCTTAATTGGGCATTTTGAATAGCCAATGACTGCTGAGTATTTGCCAATCCTTGTGATTTAAAAGCATTCAATTGTTCTTGTTGAGTTTTAATCGTAGCTTGATTTTGCTCAAATTGATTGATTCGTTGAGTCATTTCGCTCAACTCTTTTACTTTAACATCAGCTTTTTCGGGATCAAGAATACCTTTGGTAAGACTTGTTGAATATTGTGTTGCAAGTGTTTTAACATTCTTTGGGATGGTTTCATCGTCAATAAACACCTTGAATGGATTGTCTTCTGGAACACCCATTGCACCAATCCTGCGGAGATCAGGAATAACTTTAGCCAACTGAGAGATTGCCGCCTGTCCTTGTGGGAATGACAACAGTCTATTCTTCACCTCTTCATTGACGCTACCATCTGGGTTTTTCAGTTGTGTTACTAAGTTTTGAGCAAGAGCATCAAGTCCTTGAGCTTGCATTCTTTGACCACGTTGAGCCAAATAATCCTCATTCTTCATGGCTTGCATACGAGCTTGCGTACCTTGCTCACGCAAAGCATAAGCAGCCTCTGCATCACCACTTTGCAATGCCATTTGAGCAGCTTGAATGTATGAGTCCGGATTGCTTGGGTCAATCATGCCAAGCAATTGCTGACGTTGAGTAATGCGCTGAAGTTGTGGGTCTTCTACACCAAAAGCACCACCAATAGCATTACCAAGACCTCTAGCACCCGCATAGGTCATTGCTGCACCACGAGAAGCAGGGTCTAGTTGGGCAAGGGTAATACCTTCTTGCAAAGCACTTCTACGTTGTTGCTCACCATACATTTGTGGGGTTAGTCCAAACAAACCCGCTACGATATTTTCTGCCATGATGTTTCCTTATCCGTAAATGTCAGCAAGCATTTTCTGAAAACCAGCATCGCCTGTTCCATACGCACCAAAATCTAATGCGTTTACTGGTGTTGTTGTACCAAACAATCCACCAACTGCCTGACTAAAGGCATCAGAAGAGCCAACACCACCTAATAATGTGGCATAAGGATTAGTTGTTGCAGCTCTACCAGTTGCCAAGGCAACACTTTGTTCAGCACCACGAAGCCCTAATTGACCAACATTAGCACCTGCTTGAGATACTTGTTGTCCAAGACCTGTACTCATTGTGAAAGGTTGTTGTCCCAAAGCCTCAAGACCTGTAATCTGCCCCATAGCAGTCGTATAAGGAGCATAAGCCCCTTGCTGACCCGCATAGTACTGACCCATAGTTTGTGCGCCAGTACCAAGCAATCCCGCACCGAAAGCGACCTGTTGTTGACCTGCCTGTTGAGCATTAGCCGCCAATTGAGCTTCTTGTTGCGCACGAGCGTTAAACAATGCCTGTAGTTCAGGAGTAGTAGCACCCAAAGCACCACCTTGAGCAACAGATAAACCGCCACGACCTTGTTGTTGCAATTTGTTTTGCAGATTAGCTAGTTCCAACTCACGACCAGGCTTTAACAAAGCCATCTGTTGATTGAGATAGTTCTGAGCAACAGTTTCAGGCTTTTCAGCAAGATAGCCTTGACCAAGTTTAAACAAACTCTGAGCGCCTGTTTGTAGTGGCTCAAAGGCTTTCTGAGCGCCTTCTGCTTGTTGAATACCAGTTTCAGCTAGTTTGACAAACCTATCTTGAGCCGCTTTAGCTTCAGGACTTAGCGTATATCCTGCGCTTGTTAATCGACCTGTTACTGGATCGACCACAAACTGAGATGAGCCAAACCGAGTGGTCATTCCAATAGGTCTAAACTGAGCAGCCGCTTTAGCCGCAGCAGTCTCAGTATCAATCATCGCCCTTGCTTTGTCAGCCGCTTCTTTAGAAGTCTGTTGTTGCAAAAGACCTGACGCAGTTGTTGCTCCTGCTGAAAACAATTGAGCAATTTGAGCAGTTGTTAAGCCTGTTTTAACTAAGTCAGCTACTTGAGTTGTTGTAAGACCTGTAGCTGCAGCAGTAGCCGCAGTAGTAGCGGCAGTTGTAGCCGCTGTGGTTGCACCAGTTGTAGCCGCAGTTGTGGCGGCAGTAGTTGCTCCTGTCGTTGCCCCTGTCGTAGCAGCAGTAGTTGCACCTGTAGTAGCTCCTGTGGTAGCTCCTGTCAACAAACCTGTTGAACCAGTTGAACCAACAGTAGCGTTAGCCAAAGCCGCGTCAGATGCTGGTATTCCAGTTGGGACACCTTCACCCAAGAATGCGCCATTACCAACAGGTAAACCAAAGGCAGGATTAAATACTCCACCCGCTGATGTAAAAGCCGCATCAAATGCAGGTACTCCCGAAGCAACGCCCTCACCTAAGAAAGCACCATTACCTATTGCAGGTGCGCCAACTGCACCCGCATTTAATAAGGTTGGCAAACCAAAGAGTAAACCTGCACCCAATGCAAACTCTTTTAGACCACTTTTAACTTCTTGTTGAGTGCCAGTTTGCTCTACTTGACCAGTAGGTGTGTATTGGGTATACGCTCCACCAGCCCTGTTATCAGTAGCTTTGTAGGTAATAACATTCTCAATACCACCAACCTGTTGATCCATTCCAGAACCACTTACTTGGTAAACAGGCTGAACAACAGTATCGCCAAGGGTAACAGTCTGTCCATTAGGAATAACTGCCGCAGCACGAGCCGCAACTTCACCCTCTTTCAGCCCAACAGCTTCAGCCATTTGAGCAGGAGAAATCTTGTAAGTTTCCATAGCCGCAACAATGTCGGCATCACTCATGCCTGGATTAGCAAGCAAGAAATCTATAATTTGTCGACTTGTTATTGCCATGATGTTTACTCCGCTTCTTTAGGAACTTGCGCTTCAGCCTGTTCTTTGATTTTAAGAATCAGAGGCCAAACGCCTGACTTGCTTGGCAATTCACCAAGAGTCTGCAATACAAAGTTAATCTCGTTAACGTCTAGTTCTAGCTTCATGCTTGACCCCAAGGTGTTCCAGAAGCCGTTACTGGTGCTTTCTGCAAAGCAATCTGAGCAGCCAGAGCATCTTCTGTAGCTTGTTTATCAACCGATTCCCAAACCCAATTTAAAACCTCTGCTTCAGTAACTGAGGCATAGGGGATTGTCGGTGTTCCTGCTTGCCAAGATGCTGTGGAGTAGATGGAAGCCGTGTAGTCCCCATCAACCGCAGTTGCAGTCCAGTGCGCACAGGAAATGAAACCATCAGAAGTTTGATAGTCAGTTTGAGTAATTTTCCATTGTGTAGTCATGTTAGTCCTTAAAGATTAGCGGCATCCAAACGTGCCTTGAGGGATTCAATGATTGCTTGTTGTTCTTGAATGGCTTTGACAAGTGGTGCAATCAATCCTGTGTATTCCACGCTGAACATTCCGTCAGGAGATACGCCAACAAGTTCTGGGAATACTTCTTGAACTTCTTGAGCAATAAAACCTAAATTTCGTTTTGTTGGCTCGTCAGATGTTTCTTGAGATTTCCAAAGGTAATCAACAGGACGCAGTTGCAACAGTTTGGCAGTTGAATCCAAATCTTTAACATCAGTTTTTAATCTTGCGTCAGAAGTTGACTGCCAAGCCGCTGTGTTGGAAATGTAAAGACCTGTGCTAGAACCAGAGTTTGTGAAATAAGCACAATAACCTGTTGAGCCATTAACAGAACTTGTGCCGTAAATAGCGGCAACACCTGCGTTTGATTGGTCACCTCTAATTGCTTGTTGAGAAGCGCCACCAACAGCATAGATTTTTGCGGCAGCACTAGTAGTATTCACTAGCAAGTTACCGCTAGAGTCAAACCTAGCGGATTCCGCATAATTAGCACCTTGATATTGCCAAAATGCTATTGGTTTACTTACACCAGAAGATGCAATTACGCCACCAGCAGATGTGTCATAACCTATTCTGACTCCAAGTGATTGGGCAGAATTAGTAATATCACCAACGTTGTATGCAGTACCAACTAATAATTGACCAGTACCAGCAACAACTAATTTTGTACCAATAGTGCTTGTACCAATACCCAACCCTGTTGAGTTGAGGCGCATTTGTTCTGAAGCATTTATATCAAAACGAACATAACTGGTAGATGACCGCCCTTGGATACGAACATAACTATTTGCTACATTTCCGCTTGTTATGTCAACAACACCAGCAGATGCGTTTTCATTTCCATAAAACTCAATAACACCACCACGGGCGCTTGAATTTGCACCGCCACCACCAATTGCTAATGTTCCAGTATCACTTCCATCTGATGTATTTGTAAACAAACCAGACCCAGAAGCAAATTTCAAATCTGTCCCATCAAAAGTAAGCGCAGAGCCACTTGTCAGAACCTTTGAACCATTGAGATAGGTTACTCCGTTGGCTGTGCCTCCTGAGAGGGTTACAGAGCCTGAAGCAGAGATGTCTGTCAAACCAGAAATAGCTCCTGTATCACTCAAGATGCCAACAGAGTTCTGAAGCAACTTACCTGTGGTTGTGTCAAAACGGGCTAAAGCATTGTCTGTAGAAGATGCAGGGCCAACAACATCGCCTGATCCACCGCCACCAGAAGCAGCAATCGTAATCGCACCCGCAGCATTGGTAATTGTGATGTTTGTACCCGCAGTCAATGTTGCTTTGGTTAGCGTGTTTCCTGTGCTATTACCAATTAACAGTTGACCATCTGTGTAGCTTGTCTGTCCTGTACCACCATTGGCGACAGGGAGAGTTCCTGTTACACCAGTAGACAGAGGCAAACCAGTTAAGTTGGTTGCAGTACCGCCTGAAGGAGTACCCAAAGCACCACCATTGACAACAACCGCACCAGAAGAGCCTGTATTGACCGCTAGAGCCGTTGCTACGCCAGTTCCTAGACCTGACACACCAGTAGAGATTGGAAGCCCTGTAGCGTTCGTTAAAGTTGCGCTAGTAGGTGTTCCAAGGATAGGAGTCACCAATGTAGGTGAAGTAGCAAATACTGCTGATCCTGAACCTGTTTCATCTGTCAAAGCACCCGCAAGATTGGAGGAACTAAATGAACCCAAAGATGTTGCATTGCCAACAGAAGTGACTGCACCAGTAAGGTTAGCGTTAGTTGTGACACTACCTGCTGTCAAACCAGAGGCAGTGCCTGTGATGTTTGTGCCAACCAAAGCAGATGGCGTTCCCAGAGCAGGAGTAACCAAAGTTGGGCTATTGGCAAACACCAAAGCACCTGAACCAGTTTCATCAGTAACGGCAGAAGCTAGATTGGCAGATGATGGAGTACCCAAGAAAGTAGCTACACCAGTACCCAAACCGCTTACACCAGTTGAGATCGGCAAACCAGTTAGGTTAGTTGCCGTACCAGAAGCAGGAGTTCCTAATGCAGGAGTCACCAAAGTAGGACTGTTTGACAGAACAACAGAACCTGTACCTGTTGATGAAGTTACGCCAGTACCACCATTTGCAACGGGCAAAGTGCCTGTAATGTCGGCAGTAGAAAGGCTTACTGCATCCCATGTGGCATTTGTGCCATCAGTTTGGAGATACTTGTTTGCGTTACCTGTTTGGCTAGGCAAGAGATTATTCAGAGCAGCAGTAGCCGTAGAAGCACCAGTACCACCATCAGCAACCGCTAAGTCTGTGATGCCAGTAATTGAGCCACCAGTAATATTGGCAGAAGCATTGTCTGTTTTAGTTCCAACAGCAGTCTGAATGTTATTGAACTCTGTATCAATCTCAGCACCTTTGACAATCTTTAAAGGATTGCCAGGAGACAAATTGTCTTTACTAGCGAAATTGGTGGTTTTTGTATAGTTACTCAAGATATTTCTCCTTAGCCCATTTTGCCATCTTTGGCTTGAATTTCAATCTTTTGCAATGAAAAAGAAACACCTTTAATGGTTGTTTCATACCCTGTCTGGACAATCTTTCCCGCACCAGAAGCATTTGCTGTTAACGTCTTAATTGGCACACCACTTGTGTATTCAGCAATGTTGTATTCAGCAGTGCCGTACTCATAACTTGTCTGTGAAGGAATATAGACGTTCTCGGCTCGATAAGCGCCAGAATAGTCAAAGCCCCAATTGATAGTTAAGAACTGGTCAGAGCCACCGATCACAATTGCTGTAATGTTCTTCAGAATAGAAATCTGATTAGGGTTTCCCAAGTCAGCATTGTTTGTGTAGTACGCAAATCGGTACGTTACTGTGTCATCAAGATAAGTTCCATACTTACCGATATACCCATTTTTGCCAATATACAAGTCGCCATTACGCAAAGAACGTAAAGCAGTTGGGGCAATAGAGTCCCATTTGGTTACACGAGAAGCACCATCTTGCAATGTTTGCTTGGTATCGAAGCAGTAAACTTGGAAAGATGCGGGTAAAACAAGCAGATAAAAGGCTTCTTTTTCTGAGTAAACAGACTTTAGATTAGCCAATGTTTCGCTTGCTAACGAAGATGAAAGGTCAAAACGAACATTTTTAGATAGGTCTCGCAAAGGAGCAGACTTCTCTTGAATTGTCCTCATCAATGAACGAACACCTGAGTCTGACAGGAAAACAACATCAGTACCAATACTTTGTATGGTATCCCTTGCTATGCAACCAATAGAGCCTACTGTGTCGCTCAAAACAAGAGATGCGGGTGTAGAAGCACCAGAATAGACAAGAATCTGTCGTTTACCAAAGATAAACAAGAAATCATTGTGAGCTGCCAAGCCCATTACCTCATCTGCACCATTAGGCCATACACGGGAGACATCTAATGAGCCTGAAGTACCACCCCCCCATACATGACCTGCAATCAGATCAGAGAAGGTAATTGTTGTTTTATCAGTAGCAGTATTAGCCACCCACAAGCGACCAAATGCTGAAATAGCAATGTTAGCTTGTGGAACAGTAGCTACATAACCAGACTTCTCAGATATTCTGCGATAAGTAGTTGTACTTATGGCGGGGTCATAAATAAGTGGATCGTGACCAGTTTGGAAGAAATATGCAATCCCATTTAAGGATGCAGTTTGCCAGTTAGATGCCGTAATAGTAGGAGCAGTACCGCCACCACCATAGGTCAATTCAGTCACCGCATTAGAAGTGCCAAGTTTGAATATTTTGTTGTTGCCAGCAAACAGAACTGTAAGAGTCCCGTCAGTCTGGACTAACTCATGGATAACACCAACATCGTTAGCACCCAAAGCACCAGAGGAGGAGTTAACTCTTGACCAACCTTTTCTAGCGCCAATACGACCATACTGATCCAAGATGCAATTGGTTGCAACCAAAGCAAATCCCGCCCCTAAATCAAGGGGAGAATCTTCAGTATTCAGGCCATAAAAGCCTGGTGCTGAGAGACTGTAACTTTGTAGTTGTCCTGCCATTAGACCGCCACAAAGTTGTCTTCAGGATAACGAGTGCTTTCCATCGCAATAGCGTCAGAGAGCATCCCTCTAAACAGAGCATAAGCCTCAGTAGAGTTTGTTCCACCATCTTCACCACGCTCAATCAAAGCACGAGCATAGGCACTTTGAGTCACCAAGTAGTCCAAAACCTTGACTGAAGTGCCATCAGCCGACAGATTAGCCTGTGGGATGATTAGGTCAAACAACAATGTATACACGCCATTAGGGACGGGAAATAAGTCAACCTTTGTGTCGCCATTACCATCTACCCCGTTGTAGCAAAACTCGCTAGGAATAGACTGTGAAGGTGTACCAAAGTTGAGCTTGCGGTTCATATCCGCAACAGTGGTGTTATCTAGGGTAATGACGCTAGTTGTATTGATGGCATCAGTAACACGAAACTTCTGACCAGCACCTGTCAAAGCATAAGAACTTACGCCAGAACTTGTGGTGATAGTAACTGTCTGAGCCAAGGCATTCCAAGTGTAGGAATCCTCAATCTGACGCTTTGCATCATTGACAAACTTGCCAATCAAAGAAGAATAGGTTGTTTCGCCAACAGTAGATACTGTGCTTTCACGCAAGCGCACTAACACATCGTTAACAAGTTCTAAGTAGGTCATGTTCGTTGCGCTCCTTGAACCTCAAATGTTGCAATAAAACTGAATGTACTACCCGCTTCAGTAGTAATTTGAATCCTATCGCCTTCTTCTAAAACGATATAAGCAACACCATTAAATTCAAGATATTCTTTAGAAGTTAAGGTGTAAGCAGTGAGAATATCCAAGGTAGTAGCAGAACTTGCGTCATACCATTGAACAGTAATGCTTTTAGTCGAGCCACCAGTGTTGTGAATGTACATCACAGTAAACTTGGCGTAATAACCCGTAGGAACTGTATAAACAGTTGTCAGCGTTGCGGCTGTTGGGTTAACTCCGACAGATACTGGTCTCACTTCATATTCCTCTTAGAGATCGCTTTAGCCTTAGCTTTAGCGTCTTCCTTGGACGTTGCGCCCCAAGCTCTAAGAGAAAGTAAAAGTCGGGTAGGCTTTCCATCTTTCATCTCAGCGCCAGGCATATTGCCCATTCGTGCTAAAAAGGATGCCCTACGAGGGTTATCTCCCGACTTAACTGGTGGTTTTAAATTGCCACCTGTTTCTGCATTATACGATGCTCTTCCTTTGGCATTCAAGCCCCCAGAAGCAGATTTACCTGCTTTTGTTTGCCAAACAGGAGATTTCATTTCTTCTTTGCGGTCTTAGCCGCAGCCTTAAATGCCGCCTCAGTAGGAGCACCTTTAGAGCCGACCTTACGCATCTTTTCCTTAGAACCCGCTTTGATTCGTTCTTGTTTGGCTAGAATGTTAGCGTAAAGACCTTGCTTCATATTGCTCTTTCTTCAATATAAGTTGATTTTACTTGACTCATATAGTACAATTGCTACACCACATAACAAGGAATTACTATGATAGTCAAGCAATGCTTATTCTGCCACAAAGAATTTAAACCTGCAAAGAAAACAACTAAATATTGTTGTAGAAGTTGCCAAAGTTTTCATTTAGGACAACTTTATGGAAAACAAAGAGCAGAAAAAAGAAAAAATGGAATCACTTTAAAGTGCCAACATTGTCAATCAGAATACTATGTTCCAAAGTATAGGATCGATTTTACAAAATATTGTTCTCGTGTTTGTCTTGGATATGCCAATCCAGAAAGGGCAGAAAAAGCTCGCAACAATAGCCCAATAATGCGCAGAGCAGGATTAAGCCAACCAAAAAAATATAAAGTTATTCGTGTTGATGGCAAACAAGTAAGAGAACATCGTTACTTGATGGAGCAACATTTAGGAAGAAAGCTAGATAGAAACGAGCAAGTTCACCATATAAATGGTGATTGTTTAGATAACAGAATAGAAAACTTGCAAGTTCTAACAAACTCAGAACATCAAAAGCTAGAACTTAACGCTTTTTCGTCTTAGGATTTGACATTCCAGCAGAACTTAAAGCAATCGCAACCGCTTGTTTCTTAGAAGTTACGGCAGGGCCTTTCTTAGACCCTGAGTGCAGTTTACCCGCGCCAAACTCAGTCATCACCTTGCTGATCTTCTTTTGGGCTTTAGTTTTCATATCAATACATGATCTTGGCAGTGATTGTGCCAGTAACATAAACTGTGCAATTGGCTCTTAAATACTTAGGCGCATTTGCCACAGTAATGATGCCATCACCAGTTAAGGCCGTACCAATCGTTGAATATGTTACCCCGTCCAAACTTCCTTGCAAAGCAACAGTAGCACTTGTAATGCCTGAAACTTGTAAGAATGCGGGTTGACCAGGATCGACTTGAACTGCGGTTGATGCGCCAGTAGCGACAACGGCATTCAAAAGTGTAATTGGAGCAGCTATAGCCATTATTTACCCCTTGTGGATTTTTTCATCATATTAGTAGCAGTACGACCACCACGAGTAGGCATAGCTTTAGGCTTACCAATAGCAATCATGACAGTAACGGGCATAGATTTCTTCTTGCCATACTCTTTGGCTTCTTTCTCGCCTTTTTCTGTGTATGGGAATTTCTTGTTTCCAACTTGTG